CCTGTCCCGCAACGTCTCGATCTACACCACGGATCAGACGATGATGGAGCGCACCAACAACACCATCTGGAGGCCGCAGCCTTATATCAGCCGCTCGTACTCGGGCACTGATATGACCTCGAACTTCTTCGATTACACCCAGCTCTCCGTCCCTGCGACGATTGGCTTCAACAAGTCTGTGCCGTGGATCATGACGGCCACTGAACTGCGTGACGCCCTTCAGGAACAGCGCCTCGGTGACTCGGCCAAGCAGAAGCTCGCGTCCGACATCAACGTCGCCGTGATGAACGTGGCCTCCGCCCAGGGTACGCTCGTTGTGAAGCGTCTCTCGGCTGCTTCGGGTTTTGATGACGTCGCCCAGTGCGAAGCCATCTTCAACGAGCAGGGCGTGAACTTCGATTCGCGTTACTTGGCGCTGTCCACCCGCGACTACAACGGCATGGCGAGCAACCTCGCAGGTCGTCAGACCCTGACACCTAAGGCGTTGACCGCTTATGACCGCGCCTACATCGGCCAGGTTGCGAGTTTCGACACCTTCAAGCTCGACTACGCCAATCGTATCGGCGTGGCGGCTGGTTCTGGTATCACGATTGATACTCGTGACGCTGCCGTGAACTATCAGGTGCCTAAGGCGGTGACCTCGTCTCCGACGACTTCTGAGCGTCTCAACGTGGACAACCGTTACCAGACGGTGACTGTCAGCAGCACGACTAACGTCGCCGCTGGTGACTGTTTCACTATTGCTGCTGTGAACGCTGTGCATCACATCACCAAGCAGGACACTGGTCAGTTGAAGACCTTCCGGGTCATCAGCATCACCAATGGCACTCAGATGGTGATCTCGCCCGGTATCGTGTCCAACCAGGTCGCGTCCCCAGCTTCGACTGAGTACCAGAACTGCGTTGTTAACACGAAGGCCTCTAACAGCGCCATTGTGTTCCTTAACACTGCTGCAGCTCCGATCAACTGCTTCTGGCAGAAGGATGCGATCGAGATCCTCCCGGGTCGCTACGCAGTGCCTTCGGACGCCGGCGCCAACGTGATGCGTGCTTCCACCGATCAGGGCATTGAACTGGTCATGCAGAAGCAATACGACATCAACACCATGAAGACTCGCTATCGCCTCGATACGATCTTCGGTGTCGTCAACAAGCAGCCTGAGATGAGCGGGATCATCCTGTTTGGTCAGATTCCCTAAGGCTTAGTCCTTAATCACACTGGGGAGGGTAGTTGACTCTACCCTCCCTTTTGTGTATTCAATCTGTATGCCACTGAAAAAAGGTTATTCCCCAAAAACAATCTCTAGCAATATCAGCAAAGAGGTTAAGGCTGGCCGGCCACAGAAACAGGCCATTGCTATTGCTCTGAGCACAGCTCGCAAGGCAAAGAAAGACGCAGGTAAACCCGTTGGAAAGCTCAAGAAATGACTGAGTTTCCTGCTTTGGTTTACAGGGTTCCCGGCAAGCATTTAGGTGCAGGTGGAACATACGATTTTGAAGGCGTAAACAACGCTGAAGAACTACAAGCTAAGCTCAAAGAAGGCTGGTTTTGGTCTCTTACAGAGGCTATTGAGTCCAAAGAGACAGTTCCAGTTGCAGAAGCTAAAGAATCAGATGATACTGCACCCCCTACTCGTCAAGAGCTTGAGCAAAAAGCTACTGAACTTGGGATTAAGTTTGATGGCAGGTTTTCTGATAAGAAAATCGCGCAGTTAATCGACGAAGCACTGGCTAAATAAAATGGGCTACACCAAGAAACAGATCATTGAGCAGGCTTTTGAGGAGATGGGCCTTGCATCTTACGTCTTTGATCTGACGGCAGATCAGTTTGAGAGCGCACTAAGGCGCCTCGACTTGATGGTGGCCTCTTGGTATCTCAAAAATATCCGCATTGGCTATCCTCTGCCGATTAGTCCTGAAAACAGCAACATCGACCAAGAGGTTGATACGCCCATGCAGGCCAACGAGGCTCTGGTGCTCAATCTGGCGGTTCGTTTGGCACCTTCTTACGGCAAATCGTTGTCTCCTGACACAAAAACGAATGCCAAACTGACGTATGACCAGCTTTTGATTCAAGCTGCTGCACCGATTCAGTTGCAGTACGATAAAACCTTGCCACTTGGGGCTGGATACAAGCGCACAGAGCGTGTATTTGTAGACGTACCGAATTTAGATCCAGTACAAGTACAGCCCAACGGTCAAATCCTATTCAGGAACTCCTAGCATGTCCATTGAACGCCTTTCACTAATCGACACGGTCACGGCATCGACAAACTTTGCCGTAAACGTCAATGGACAGGACTACCGGGTTCTCGCCCAGTCCGTTTACGACTACATCATCAACGCCACAGAGGAGTTTGGCGGTGGAGATGGCATTCTTGGGGACAAGACTATTCAATACTTTGCTCCCTCTGCGACTGGCTGGACGGTTGCTATTGGCACTGAAAGCGCCAGTGCGTGGCTCATTATCACTCCTACAGCAGGCTTTGCCACCGGCACAATTACGATGCCTGCTTTGGTTAACGTGAAGGAAGGCCAGGAAGTCCTTGTAAACTGCACCCAGTCTGTTGGGACGCTTACTGTGAATGGCAACGGCGCAAACGTGATTGGGGCGCCTACGTCACTGGCTGCAAACGGCTTCTTCCTGATGAAGTTTGAACCAATTCTGAGCAATTGGTATCGTGTTGGATAACTACTAAATTTATGGGCCTTGCTTTTCAACCTGCTTACAACCTTGGCGTCACGGTTACGCCAGATGTGACCTCTGCTTCTGTCACACTTGGATTCACCTCTGAGTCCGTTGTGTTCACCAACCTCGGATCCACCGTTGTTTACGTTCGCGTTGGGACCGCTCAAAGCGGCGCCCCCGCGACCACTGCCGGATATCCTGTGCTGGTTGGCTCACAGGTGTCTATTGGCAAGGATCAAGACGATGACACGGTTTCGTTCATCTCTCCTGCTGGTCCTGGTTCGCTTCACATCATCCAAGGCATCGGGCTGTAATGATCCGCTTCCTGTCAAGGCGCCGGTCCAAGACTCCTGCAACGGCTGGCGCAGTGCCTCCTGTCGTTACATTCACTTACCTGCGTCCCGATGGGACATCTCAGTTCCGGCGCCCTGACGGCACCTCAATCTACATCCGACCCTAGCCATGCCAAATCTCACGGTTTCAGCAGACATTGACTCTTTCATGCAGGCAGCCAACAACGCTGCTGCGAGAACCGCTTTAGGTGTGCCAGCGGCAACGGTTGTTCAGACATTTACTTCAAGCGGGACCTGGACCAAGCCCGCTGGGGCGGTTGCTGTGGATGTAGTGGTAATCTCTGCCGGCGGCGGCGGTGGATCTGGGCGCAAGGCTGGCGTTGGAACTCAAGCCTCAGGCGGGGGCGGCGGGGGCGGCGGATCATATTCTTTTCGCAACATTTCTGCTGCACTGCTTGGCGCAACAGAAACTGTTACTGTTGGCATTGGAGGGACCGGCGGTGCTTCTGTAACTGCTAATAGCACAAACGGAAACATCGGGGTTACTGGAGGCAACTCTTCGTTTGGAACGTGGATACAAGTGACGGGAGGAGGAGGCGCTGGAGCCGCTACCAATGCAAGTGGTCCGGCAGGGGCAGGTTCAAGTGCCCGCGCCATGTTTCAGGGCGCCAACGGATCAGCGGGCGGCGCAGGGGCAGGAACACTTACTGGTGGATCAAATGTAAATATTTCAGGCGCAGGAGGAGGCGCAGGAGGAGGGCTCCCTGCTGCTGCAACGGTTGGATTTACAGGGAGCACGGGAGGAACTTGTCTTGGATCTTGGTTTAGCGGTGGAACTGCAAATGGAGGAGCAATTGGGGGCAACGGCGCATCTGCTCCAAACGTCGCAGCAGGTTTTGCTGCTAGTGGCAGCGCAGGCGGAGGTGGCGGTTCGAGCGTCACTGGCAATGCTGGCAATGGCGGGAATGGAGGAACTTACGGGGGTGCAGGCGGCGGCGGCGGCGCGGGGCTTGATTCCGTTGGAAACTCTGGCGCAGGTGGCAATGGAGCAGATGGCATTGTTGTTGTAACAACTTATTTTTAATCAATGAGATACGCAATTTTAGATGATTTAACAAAGGTTGTGTTAAACCTCATCCGTTGGGATGGAGTTACTCCATACACGCCTTCTGCCGGAACTAGCTTACTGAATGTGACGGATATTTTTTGTGACATCGGATGGATTCAGCAGCCAGACGGCTCATTTCTTCCTCCTCAGGTCTAACTTTCCCCCGGACAAACGCAGTAAACAAAAACCAATATGGCTAACCAGTTCCTACTTAAATACAGCGCCACGGCTGGCGTTGTCCCAACGTCCGCAGAGTTGCCTCTGCGCCAAATCGCTCTGAACACTGCCGATGGCAAGCTGTTCATCAAAAAGAATGACGGTACGATTCTCAGCTTTGAGAGCGCGTCCGCATTTGCCCGTGCGGTTCACACCCATGTCATCTCCGATGTCACTGGGCTTCAGGACGCTCTTGACACGCTGACGACGGCAGCCGCTGCTGCTCAGTCTGGTGCAGACGCTTCCTTGAAGATCGCTTCCAACCTGAGTGATCTTGCCAGTGTTTCGACTGCGCGTACCAACCTTAGTGTTGACAGCAGCGCAGAAGTTGACAGCAAGATCAGCACCTCCAAAAGTGCTTCCGACGCCTACACCGACGCCGCCATCGCGGCCTTGATCAATGGGAGTCCTGCTACGCTCGACACCCTGAAGGAAATTGCTGACGCTCTGGCCGCTGGCTCAGACGTTGCAACCGCACTGGCATCTAGCATTGCTGCTGTTTCTTCCCGTGTTACCACGCTGGAAGGTCAGAACCTTGACTCCCGTCTTTCGACTGCTGAAGGCGAAATTGACACTCTTCAGACAGACGTTGTAGCCGCCCAGAGTGCAGCCGACGCTGCTCAAGGCACCGCTGATAGCGCAGTATCTGCTGCCGCAACGGCACAGTCCGCTGCTGAAGCTGCACAGTCCACTGCGGATAGCGCCGTTTCGGCTGCCGCAACCGCGCAGTCTGGTGCTGATGCGTCTGCCAAGAAATCCGCGAACCTGAGCGACCTCGCTGATGCTGCTTCTGCACGCACCAACCTGAGCGTTGATTCGTCCGCTGAAGTGGACAGCAAGATCAGTTCGGCTGTTAGTTCTGCTCAGGGCTCGCTTGAAAGCGACATCGAAGACGTGAGTGACCGGGTTTCGACTCTCGAAGGTCAGAACCTTGACTCTCGCCTCACCAGTGCAGAAGGCTCAATTGCTGGCCTGGGCACGATGTCTGCGCAGCATGCAAACAACGTGAACATCACTGGCGGCCTGATTGGTGCTGGTTCGGTTCCTACCGATTCGGGTGTGATTCTCACTGAGAACAGCACCTTGGACGGAGGCACGTTCTCGGGTTTTAATGGCGGGGGTGGTGGAGGCAACACCACTCCCGTGATCGGCGCCTACTTCTACGCCAGCTCTGGAAACGATTGGAGCACGCTTGCTAACTGGTATGGTGATAGCGCCCGTACTCAGGCAGCAACGCAGCTTCCAGACGGAACCACTGACGTAACGCTGCTCAGTTCCGGGTCTGCCGACCTGGATACTTGGACGCAGCCGCAGAGCATCAACATTGGGTCGAATGACCTGACGTTGACCTCGGTGGCAAATCCTTCGGCTAACTTGACCTGTGGCGTTAGCGGCACAACAGGTATCATCACGCTCAATGGCGTGGCGTTTAATCGCTAACACAACTGCGGGGGTGGCCGGCTAAACACCGGCCATCCCTGCTCTTTTTTCTTTTTATTATGAATCCAAATATCTCAATCGCATGTGACGCCACTTTTGGCGCCGGCTCAGAAAACTTTGGCGCCGTGACCGGAAACGTCACGTTTCAAGATGGTTCCGCAAACAGCGGGACAGTGATTGGCAACGCAGTGTTTGAAGGCAATGCCGAAAACAAGGCAGGCGCAACTGTTACTGGCAATGCGACGTTTGGAATTTTGTCCATAAACAACGGAACTGTAAACGGAACCATTACACCGCCGGATTTTGACCTTTCTCCAGCAGAGGGACAGATCTCGTTCAATCAGTTTCTCATGTACAACAGCACCACCATTCAGCAATACACTGCTGGAGGTTGGTACAACGGACGCTATGCATTTGTTGGTCAACCATACATGACCTTGGCAGAGGCTGAAGCCGCATTTGATGCGTATGTTTTAGAAAGTGCCTATATCACTTGGCTCTCAAACAATAGTGGGGTAAATCAATTTGTGGATTTCAATAATCCAAATAACGGCAAGTGGGCGTACAACCAGACTGCGTACGTTTCTGAGGCTGAAGCACGGGCGGCAGAAGCTGCTGCGCAAGAAAGCGCATATCAGGCATGGCTGGTAGCCAATACTGGCGTGAATGAGTACACCGGCCAAGGCGCATATAACGGCAGTTGGGCATACAACTCAACGTACTACAGTTCGCAGGCTGGCGCACAAGCAGCCTACGACGCTGCCAATCCTCCTGAGTAACACTCACGCATTTTAAGCCGCTGTCCAATCCGGCGGCTTGATTTGCTTTGAGTTAGTGCTACATGAAATCCATGCCAACGATTCTGTTGAATAACAAAGTAAACGACGGATCTGCCCCAAGTCCGTCAGACGTAGCAGTTAGGGAACTAGCGATCGACGCTTCCACTGGTTCACTCTGGACCAAGCTCAAGACTGGTCTTGTACGCAAGATCCTCGCCATTGCAGCACCTCACGCGGCTACCCATGCTGCTGGTCAGCCTGACGCTATCACTCCCACATCGATTGGTGCGGCTCTAATCGACCATCAGCACACTCCTTTGGATCTTGTGGGTTGTGGAGATATTCTGACTTCCAGCGCAGCAGACTTTGCCGCTGCATCGCATAGTCACGGTGTAGGCCAAGTAACCGGGCTATCTGCCCAGCTTGACGCTCTGGCTCAACGTATTTCAGCTCTCGAACAACAAGTTCACCCACAATGAGCAAGAAACAAGTCAATCTCTCTGTAAAGAAGGGCGAGAAGTTGCCAGTGTCAAAGGGCGCAGGGCTGACCGCCAAGGGCAGGGCAAAGTACAACAAAGAGACTGGCTCGAACCTCAAGGCTCCTGCTCCTAATCCCAAGACCAAGGCAGATGAAGGGCGTAAGAAGTCTTTCTGCGCTCGCATGAGCGGGATGCCTGGTCCTATGAAAGATGAGAAGGGTAATCCTACTCGGAAGGCTGCATCTTTGAAACGCTGGAACTGTAAGTAATGCAAATCCCGATCCTCAACGGCATTTACACGAGCACCGCTGGGGACTTCCGCGTGGAGTATCCACGCAACATGGTTCCAGTCATATTTGAGACTGGGATCTCCAAGGCATACTTGCGCCCAGCAGACGGGATTGTAAGCCTTGGCACTGGTCCCGGCATTGACCGTGGCGCCATCGAGTGGCAAGGGATTCTGTATCGCGTGATGGGCACCAAGTTGGTGTCAATGTCTAGTGCGAACGTCGTGACTGTCATAGGGGACGTAGGGGGCACTGGTCAGGTTACCTTTGACTATTCCTTCGAATACTTGGCTATCGCCTCTGGTGGCAATTTGTTCTTGTATCGTCCAAGCACTGGGCTGCAACAGGTCACCGATCCTGACCTCGGCACTGTCGTCGATGTTGTCTGGGTGGACGGGTACTTCATGACCACCGACGGAGAGTTCCTGATTGTGACGGAACTCAATAACCCATTCTCGGTCAATCCGCTCAAGTACGGTTCTGCTGAAGCTGATCCTGACCCTGTTCTTGCGCTGCTCAAGGTCCGCAACGAGGTCTATGCGCTCAACAGGCACACCATCGAAGTCTTTGACAACGTGGGGGGGCAGTTGTTCCCGTTTCAGCGCGTGGAGGGCGCCCAGGTTCAGCGCGGTGCAATCGGCACTCATGCCTGCTGCAACTTCATGGAATCCATCGCGTTTATTGGTGGCGCCCGGAACGAGGCCCCTTCTGTCTGGCTCATCTCTGGCAGCAATGCAGAAAGGATTGCAACTAGAGAGATTGACCAACTGCTTACTGAATTTACAGAGGAAGAGTTGTCCAATGTTCTTGTCGAGGCCCGTGTAGACAAGGGATACAGACACCTGTATATCCATCTACCCAATCAGACGCTCGTGTTTGACGCGGCAGCGACCACTGGCGCCGGCGCTCCAGTCTGGTTCACATTGGCAACCAGTCTTGTTGGGAACAGTCAGTATCGTGCAAAGAACCTAGTCTGGGCGTACAACCGCTGGAATGTGGGTGACCCAGCAAGTACTGCGTTTGGTTATCTGTCTGACTCGCTCTCGTCTCACTGGGGCATCTTGAATGGCTGGGAGTTTGCGACGATCATCCTGTACAACGAGAGCAGGGGGCTATTGTTCCACGAACTGGAACTTGTCTCGCTGACTGGCAACTCAATTTTTGGCGCTGACCCAAGTATCTGGACTTCGTACACAGAGGATGGTGTGACCTGGAGTCAGGAACGAGTTTGCAAGGCTGGCATGACTGGTGTGCGTGGCAAGAGACTATCTTGGCTGCAACAGGGCCGTATGCGTCAGTGGAGAGCGCAGAAGTTTAGGGGCACAAGTGACGCTCAGTTGACTGTGGCCCGACTGGAAGCCAGAGTCGAACCACTTGTGGTATGATCGAGGGGCCATTCAAGATCACTCGGAATGAGCTGGCTGAGTTCCTGCCATCTCAACGGGCAATTCGGGCTTTCGAGCAGCTTTTCGCTCTCATCCCATCCAGCCTCAATGACAGCACCTCAATAGTTGAGGAGGTCTCTGTAAACGCACAGAACGCCGATTCTAAGGCTGTTCAGGCACTGTCCGCTATCACCAGATTGGCTGACGCAGTAGAGCTGCTTGCGCTGGCTCCTCGAAGCGTCGAAGTCAGCACTGTTTCGGATATTGCCCCGCCAACTACACAAATTGTTGCGCAAACTGATATTTTGCCGCCAGTCATCAATGAAGTACGCAGGAAACGCTATGGTGCGTTTCATAGCACAGTTACTCAGACTGCTGCTGCCATCAATACGGCGTATCCGATGACGCTGAACGCAACGGACCTGTCTTTTGGTGTCTACACTGGCACGCCAAACAGCCGGATCTACATTGATACAGAGGGCATCTACAACTTTCAGTTCTCTGCTCAGCTTGATAAAATATCGGGCGGAGTTGGTCTTGTCTTTATTTGGGTTAGGGTGAATGGAATTGACATTCCAGACTCTGCAACGCAGATTCGCATTCAAGGCAACAACGCAGAGACAGTTGCCGCGTGGAATTTCGTGTTGCAACTCAACGCCGGAGATTACTTCGAGTTGACTTGGAGCACAGATGACACCTCTTGCCAGATATTGGCCTCGGCAGCCAGCGCACCACATCCTGGCATCCCTTCAGTGATTCTCACTGTTACCGACAACATTTCCTAACTATGGCTGTTACAGTCAAAAACATCATCCCGCCTAAGCAGCTTGAGAACTCTCAGACTGCGCAGTACACCGCTGTCAACTGCAAGACAATCATCGACAAGGCGACTGTGACCAATACGAACACAGCCAATGTGACGTTGAGCGTCAACCTGATCGTGTCTGGTGGTTCTGCTGGCAACTCGAACTTGGTAGTGAAGACTCGCTCGATTGTGCCCGGCGAGACTTACCTGTGCCCTGAGTTGGTTGGTCAGGTGCTTGAGGCCGGTGGGTTCATTTCGACGCTGGCAGGAACTGCTTCTGCACTGACGTTCACCGCCTCTGGGAGGGAGATTACCTAGTGGCTAGTAACACTACATGGCTGAAACGGAATCTGGAAGAACACTTCCAGTTGCCTCCGTCTGCCGTGGAGTGGTTGCTGATGGTGTTCGATGTATTTCAAGTGTTCGATGACGTTGCAGACGGGGACGTTGTCTACAGAAATGACTTAGACAAGTGCATCTGGAACACGCTTGTGGCAATGCCGCTCAATCCATTCTTTGCTGCGAACTCTACAACACTGCTTCCAGTAGTGGCTCTGAGCATCCTTAAGTGGCAAGGAAGTGATGCTGTTGAGCGTGCAGGACAGGCTAACGAAATGTCATTTGCTTGGAGAGCCGGTTACTATGACCTTTGCATGATCGCTGTTCAGGCATGTCATGGAGTTAAAAGGGCAACTGAACTTTCTGGCGATGTGTTAAGGCTATACGGAGAAACCTTTAACGATTACAAAACCGAATTTTATGCCTGATCCAACTGGTGGAATCTTAACTGGTGGAGCTGCACTTTTAGGTGCTGGAGCTTCAATTTTTGGATCAAACAAGGCATCTAAAGCTGCAAAGTCTGCCGCAGACACACAGGCCAAGTCGCAAGGGAAGGCTATTGATGAGCAGCGCCGTCAGTTTGACGCCATTCGCGAGCTTCTCTCTCCTTACATTCAAGCTGGTCAACCGGGACTTACTCAGCCGTATGTTCAAGCTGGGCCTGGGGCACTGCAAGGAATGCAGGCTCTGATTGGTCTTGGTGGTGAAGCAGATCGTCAACGTGCTCTCTATCAGCTTCAACAGTCTCCTCAGTTTACTAATATTGCTGATGTTACAAAAACCAACATTGCAGATTACCAGCGCCAGAGAGATTTAGAGTTAAAGGCGTTTCAGAAGTCAGCAGATTACAAAAAGGCTCCCACACCAAAAGGAGCATCAAGAAAAGACATTCAAGCTGGTCTGTTGGCTCAGTTTCAAAATCAGACTCAAGCTGGCATTCGAGACATTGAGTCTAAGGCTTACGCGGAACGTGAAGCATTGATGCAGCCGATCCTTCAGGATCAGAGCTATGCTCAACTTGGCGCAGAACGGCAGCGTCAAGCGATCCAAGGCATCGAGCAGGGACCATTGTTTCAGGAGCTTGCCAAACAGGGCGAGCAGGGCATCTTACAAAATGCCTCTGCCACTGGTGGGCTTCGAGGTGGCAACGTACAGGGCGCCTTGGCTCAGTTTAGGCCAAACCTGTTAAACCAACTCATCG